TTACAACTTTATAAACTCATTATTTTTATAGATGATAATGAATCCATCATCTATCCCAGCATAAGATTCTCCTTTTCCTTCAGCCCCCTCTAAATTAAACATGATTTTGCCTTTCAAGGAAAAAGTGTCTTTTGCTTTTTTAATCTGATCGGGAGTCAACTCCTTGGAAGTGCATATTGTCATGCCATTATTATATTTCTTTGCAATTCGGCACTGGATTCCGTCTATTTGCCCTAGCAGATGGGAATCTTCAGTAGGTACTTTTTTAACTTTGCTATCTGGTATCTTAATAGCCATTCCTTTCACTGTAATGACAGACACAAACACCTTAGACATAAGGTCGTCAGACATCTCAACAGAAGGGATTATATTTAAATTAATGATCCCATTTGCTCCCATACGCTCCAGTTCTTTTATTATGTTTTTGAGTGCATCCTCAGTTGTAGGACGTTTCGGTCTTCCATTTACCCATCCGCCTTTCTCCGTTGCAATAATGCTACCAACAGCGGTATAATCAAAATTTACGGAATTGGATTCAGTTACAAAAATGCCAGCTTTAATCAAAGGAGTATAATCTATAACTCCTATTCTTGATTCTGGTTGCGGCAAGGAACCACACGATCCTAATACCAAGATTAGTAGAAGACCACAAATTGTTTTATTCATATGTGTGTGTATTTTATTAGACCAATAATTACATTTCCATTATACTAACTACCCCAACAACCAAACTCATCGAAAGAATATCTTCTTTAGGTACTGAAAAATCCGAATATTCCGGATTGTATGATACGCAACGAATCTTATCACCATCATCATATATTCTCTTAATGATAAATCCCTGTGTTGTATCCAAAACATGTACCTTTCCCCATTGAATGAAACGAGATTGATCGATGCGTCGGCATGCTATTTCATCTCCTGATTCAAACCGGGGCGACATGCTATCGCCTTTAATAGGTATCGTAAAATCATATGCCGGTATTTGATAAATAATCGGAAGTTGCTCGCACTGTTGCAATGTCACTCCAATTGATTCTCCAGATAAAGATCCGGCAGCTGCGGTGAGAGGAACACGTGGCCGAGTTTGTTCCTTTCCATACTCCATAGGAGCTTTCGCAATTATATTAGTGTGGGATGATTTAAGCATTTCCCCACTACCGGTAATGAGCCAGTCAAGATTTAAATCTGGGCAAGCTATCGCTATTTTCTCTATAGAATTTGCGCTAAATCCGGACTTTTGGGATATAGCTCCTCTGGATAGTCCAGAAGATTCTTCAAAAGAAGTTTGTCCAACTCCTTTCATCTTTAGGTATTCTATAAATCGTTCTTTAGTTGTCATATTTGTTTTTACTGTTATTTTAAAGTATATTTGTATCGAATTAGTTTATTAACCTCTAAAACTTATCATTATGTCAGATGATGACCTAAAAAACGTTTTGTTTGGTGTAACAATTACATGTTCTACGATTTCCATAATTATATCCATATGCACAATTATTTCTAAAATATGATTGCCAGTATTGATATTATGACTGAAATGATAGAAATGACAATTGCAAACTGGCCTCTAGCTATGTCCCATTTGTGTTTTTTTGATTCAGATGGAAAATAGTTAGAGGTTAATTTTAATCTTCCGCAAGCATTTGTAATCGGAGTATATTCCGCAAGTCTTACATAACCCGTTTCAGTTTGCTCTCTTTCTTTAATAATATTCTTATCCATTAGCTTTAAAGAAAGCAATTCTTCTATTATTAGTTTCTCGAAGTATTCGTTTTCAGGATAAATATTCAATAACTGAATATATGTTTTTTCTTCCTTACTATCCCTGTTTTCCAAATATTTAAGTAGCACTAATATCTTCCTATCATTTGGATTATTCATGGATATTCTGATTATATCATATAAGTTCTCCTTCATAACTGCAATGGTTAATAAAAGTTTAAATACTGATATTTTAAAGTGAAATATTTGTTTTACTTTAAAATATCAGTAATCTTTGTATTCGTAATTCAGTTCACATAAAACGAACGGATACAAAAAGGGCTGTTAGAGAAGCGTCCCTATTCCTATCGATGTTTATTTAGTCGTTTGCAAAGATAGGCAGTCCTTTTCAATTATCCAATGATATGTGAATGTTTTACGACACAATTAAAAGGTTTCGTGGCTGTTACCGAAAAAAGACATTGGACAAAGCTCTATTTGAGTAACTATCTAACAGCCACAATAGGATAGTGAAAGAATGGAGCTTTCTTCTTTTAGGAGGAAGAAAAGAATATGAAAAGAAAAAGGACACAAAGGATTAGTCATATTGAAATATCAATATACTATGAATTGGAAAGTCGAAGTAATGGGAATACGGAAGGGCTGTTATCAGTATCTAGGTCTATTACATCAGATGGAAAAGAGATTTATAAGGATAAAATGAGTCCTAAGATGTATATAGCATCAAAGGACCCAATAAGAAACTTAGAATGTTTTCTTTTAGGACTTAAAGAGCCCGAGAACAGTAACAATATTAGCTGCGATAGTAGAAAGGGAGGCGGCTTTTTCGCACAAATTTGGAGAAAGCTGTTTTGCAAGAAAATCCAATTCATCACTTAGTTTCTGAATATTGGCTTTTAAGATTTCTTCTTGAGCAGCAAAACCTCCATGACTGTAGAAATCATGAGCTTTGGCTCTTAGTCGGAAAATAATAGTTCCTCCTAAGCATTTGGTCTGTTGAAGTAGCCCCATTTCCTCAAATTGATCATATATAGCTTCAACGATATCAGAGGAAGTATCAAATTCTTTAGCGCAGGAACGAATATTGTTTTGGACATTCATGCTTTCGACAGATAATAAATCAGCTAAAAGATCATCCTTCAGTTTTGGAGTAATGAGAGTAATCATAAGTATAAAATTTTAAATGTGACATACAAAAGTAATAATAATCAGGGCACGTCATCTATTCTTTATGATGATTTTAAATGTGACAATTTACATTTCTCTTTTTAGAGACGTGCCCTTAAAAAAATGGAGGAATAAGTCATGGATAGATTACAGGAAATCATGATGGCCGCCGAGGGTGTAACCTTCAGCAAGAATCAATCCTCAATTCTAGTGGGAGGAAGAAGAAGACTTGAACGATTGGTTTCTGAAAAGAAAATAGCTTTCGTAAAGACTACCGACAAAAAGAATGGCCGGTGGGAATGTAAAGGTTCTGATGTATTACGTTATGCTATACCTCAAAATTACACTCGAGTATGAATAGGATCAGCAAGCACTTGCTAACAATAGTTGTAGCAGTAGTGACAATAGCAGGATGCATCTATGCCGGGAGAACGGAGTATAATGATGATGTATTATCCGGCATGAGCGCAGAGAAGTATCAGTACATACATGACAGTCTAGGTTGTCGTGCCTCTCAAGAAGATGTAGTCAAAGAATACATCACTAATCAAAAATATTATGATTCAAAAAAATATTAGATCATGAGTAAACAATCTTTCAACATTCCCAATGGAAGCAATTATGTTTCAGTTGAGGCTACCGACAATAAACTGATTATCTCTTTTTCAAAAGAGAATCCCAATATGTTTTTCTGTCAAGAGAGCGAACATATAGAAGAAACACCTCTTATAGGTCATTTATCTATATTCTGGGATCCCGGTTCCTCTGATGCTATAATCTCCAAAGTGGCTGACATTGATTATTCAGACTGTACATATAAAGCCCAAAATGGGGTATGGTACCGGCATGCTATCCGTTTTCGTAGTGAAGAACAATATTCCAAAATACTCCAATCCAATGTTACAAAAGGCAAAACCAAGTAAAAATAGTCTCATGGTCAAGCTGGACATAGTGTTTAGCAAGTTTATTCGAGTGCGTGATATGAGAAAAGATGGTACTTTCATCTGTATATCATGTAATAGAATACTTCCATATGAACAAGCGGATTGTGGACATTACATCAATAGAAAACATATGGCTACACGGTTTAATGAGAAGAACTGTAATGCTCAATGTCGTTCATGTAATCGATTTGACGAAGGTAATTTACAAGGGTATCGACGTGGATTAATATCCAAGTATGGTGAGTCTGTTGTACTCATGTTGGAGTCTATGAAGAACCAGATAAACAAGATATCTGATTTTGAGTATAAGGCGATGATTGATTATTATCGTAAGGAGACTAAACGCCTAATGAAAGAAAAAAACATGGATTGATATTATGCCGGAATTATGCAAAACGGATATACGAGCAATTGATCGACTGTTATGTCAATGCTCCAGAGAAATAGAGAAGCGTACATCTCCCTGTTCTCCAGCCCGTGACTTGATACGTAGATGCAATAAGATTCGTAAGAAGATTCATCGCATAGTTCCAAATAAGTAACATATGGAACTATTTGAATTATGAAAGTCATATATGTGTATTTAATCTTTCGAAAGAAAGGCTATGCTTTTGGTTCATTGAGTGCTGTCTTTGATTATTTGGATGAAGATGAAGTCGGAATAAAGAAGACTACATTACTTCATCGTTCTGATGCAGGTACAATAACAACCCAAAGAGCCATTATAACTAAACTAACCTTATTGAGGAGTAAGAAATGTCATGGTAAAGAAGATAGAGACAAAAATTAAATGTGATTGCCGCACTTGTAAGCGTGCTGGTCCAGAAAAGAACTTCATGGTATATTGCCCTATTTGGGGGTGTAAGAGATCTATTGGAATTCGATTATGTTCACACTTTATAAGTAAATGATTATGGATAAGAATGATTATAAATGGTTGAAAGTAGAGGGTAAACCATTGACTTTATATGGAAACAAGTCCGTACAAGCCAAGGTTTCTGCATGTGGATGCAACGGGTGTAGTTACAATAAAAGGCAAGGTGCTAAGAAATGTACATTGAGCCAATTCTGCATGGGCCATTTACGTCCTGATAGAATTCCTGTTGTCTTTGTAGTGGATTGATTATGGAAAGAGAGTCATTTGTTTTTTATAAAAGCTGGTTGGAAGCAATCAAGAATTTGCCGAGAGAGATGCAGGGAGAAGTGCTCACGGCCATAATTGAGTATGGTCTATACGGAGAAACAACTGAATCACTAAAGCCGATTACGAACGCTATGCTAGCTATGGTTATACCTCAAATAAATGCGAATAATAGAAAGTTTGAGAATGGTTTGAAGGGAGGTAGGCCCCCAAAAGGGAACCAAGATGAATCCAGTTCAAAACCAAACAATAACCAAACAATAACCAAATCGGAACCAAAGAATAACCAAAATCAAACCACCAAAGAACCATCGCAAAACCAAATGGAAACCAAAGTGGAACCTAATGTATATGATAATGATAATGTAAATGATAATAAGAAAGAATCTGCTAACGCAGATAAGAAAGAAGACGAGCCTTACGGCTCCACACTCTCTCCTAAATTTTTAAGTTTTCAGGCTTGGATAAAGGATAATGCTCCTTATTGTGCCAATCCCAAGAACATGAATCAGATAACGGAGAAGGAACTTGATAGATTAATGGAAACCTATACAGAAAAGCAAATTGCTGATGTTATTTCCCAAATAGAAAATAGAAAAGATAAGCGTAAGCAATACTCTAGCCTGTATAGGACTGTACTAAATTGGATTAAAACCGAGAAACAACAATGAAACGAAATGAAAGAATAGCATTTTACGATCTGGATGAAGAACGCTTGGTACTTGGAACGCTATTAAATAACCCTGATAAACTTGTGGAAGTCAGTAATATTTTGGATGAGGCTTGTTTTTATCATGACTTTCATAAGCAGATATTCAGAGTTATAAAAGAACTGGATAAGAAAGGCAAGAAATTTGATTTCATGGTGGTAAAACGTGAACTAAGGGGTAGAATAAATGAAGAGAAAGACACTCCTTTGTTTTTTGAAATCGTGGGGCAGAGAGCTTATACTAACTTGTACGAGCACGCTGCAATACTGAAGGATGCTAGTGCTAGACGTCAGATTGAAGATAATCTAAAGAATGCATTAAGTTTGATACCATGTGTCACAGAAGATCCTTTCGAGATTATAGAAAAGGTCAGAAACGCTTTGGACGGAATATATTCAGATCAGACTTCTGGTGTGATAACTTTGCGTGAAGCACTTGAAGGAGCCTATGAGATAATCAAGAAGAACCTTAATAACCCTGATGCTTCTTCAGGTACTCCGACCGGATTCCGTGAACTTGATAGAAGAGGGATACTGAAGCCCGGTTATCTGACAGTAGTAGCAGCCGACAGTTCACAGGGTAAGACATCTCTAGCAACTAGTTTCTGTGTTAATGCAGCTATGTCAGGCGCAAAACAAGCGTTTTACACAATGGAAATGTCGCCCGTTGAGTTATCACAACGTATATTAAGTAAAACAAGCGGGGTGAATGGAGTACGCATAGCAAGTGCGCAATTGACAGCAGAGGAATTCTCCATGATAGATAAAGGATTTGCACCCATTTACAATCTTCCTCTTTATTTCGATGGGAAAAGTACTTCTACAATTGATTCAATAATATCCAGCATCAGGATGATGAAAAAACGATATGATATAGATGGAGCTATTGTCGATTATTTACAGATCCTTTCTGCAAATAGTAATAGCGGTTCAGGAGACGAAATGCAACTAGGCATCTTTGCGCGGAGATTGAAAAATATAGCAAAAGATCTTGGAATATGGATACTAGCCTTATCTCAATTAAGTCGTGATAAAGTCGATGTAGCCCCGTCTATAAGTCGAATACGTGGAAGCGGACAGATAACAGAAGCTGCAGATGTTGTTCTGCTTTTATATCGCCCAGAGCATTACGGAAGGGACAAAAAGTACCCGGAACCTTTTTCTAATGTATCAACAGAAAATACAGCAATGATTGACATAGCTAAGGGACGTAGTATTGGGACATGGAAATTCATATGCGGATTCAATGCAGAAACTACACAGTTTTATGATTTATTGGATATTCCACATATTAATCCGTCAGCCTCATCCGAAGAAAAACCTTTTTAAATATATAACAATGAAATGTGAAACAGAAGGCAAAATATTGGTAGAATTGCCAGCTACCAGCGGAATATCTAAAAATGGAAAAGAGTGGGAGAAGAGGGAATTTGTTATAGAAACCAACGAAAGGTATCACAGTAAAATGCGCTTTGCTATGTATAGTTTCGATGGACCTATAGAAAATCCTCCTAGAATTGGAGATACAGTAAAAGTTGCTTTTACTGTTGAGGCTAGAGAATATAAAAATAACTGGTATAATGAGGTAAAAGCCCATCGTATTGAATATGTAAAAAAATAGAAAAATAATTATGAGACCAAAGCAAGATTTAATAAATATAGCCATAAATGATGGAAGTATGGATAGAATGAATATGTTGTTATCAGCCGCCCATCTTTTGAACTGTGAAGCGAATAACTTGATAGAGGAGGCATCTGATGTAATGATCGCCAAAGGATTATTACTAGGTAACCTTAAAAAACTCCATAATGACTTTGTCAAGTGCGCAGACCGGTATTTTAATGAGTTCGCCTCATTAGTTACTACTGATAAATGTAAAATGGATATGTTTGATGATTTGCAGGGATTTGATGAGTCATTTAGAAAGTGGGCAAAAGTCCCTATTGAATGGCATCCTCGAATATTGGACGAGAATAAATAACTTTCAATAATAAATATAAGAAACGAGGTAAATCGAGCCTTTAATTCGGTATTCGTTCTTTGACGTATTGAATTTATCACTTAAATGTTAAATAAATCACAATAGTTATATTTTTATTGTGATTTATTTGGTAGCTATATCACAATGTAGTATATTTGCATTGTGATAATAAAACAAGTAACAACAATTTAAATATTACGATTATGAAAACTTATGATGTACACTTCAATGACGCTAACGATTCTAACAGCAAAGGTTTTAAAGAATCATTCGATTATTGCAAAAACTATATTGAATCTTATAACGGGACTAATGAATCTTACTTTGAAGATTATAAGGGTGGAACTGTATCAATAGTATGCAATGAGACTGGCGAGGAAGTTTATTCAGAAGAGATAAAGTAATGGCTAGAGGACGTATATTAACAATAGAGCAAGAAGAGCAGGTTATTGCTCTATATAAACAAGAGTTTACAATAAAAGAAATAATAAAGCATACTGGGGTTAAGTCTGAACAAACTATATACAGAATTCTTGATAAAAACAACATACCACGACGACCGAAATTAAAGGGAGTTGGGAAGGTTTTTATAACTGTTGAAGAAGATGTCGCTCAGATTTTGGAAAAACAAACAAACATATCTCTGTATGTAAATGAAGCAATAAGATTCTTCAATAATAAGTAATAACATTTAGGCGGTAAGTTCAATCTCACCGCCTTTTTTGTGTCCGGGCGGTTAAGTTCGGACACTTTTTATTTAGAGTAAAACAACTTAGTAATGAGCCTTGGGCGGCTTTGTAAAACCCACATAATTTTTAATATGAAAAAGTATATTGGAACAAAGTTGATTCAAGCCACACCTGCAATTCGCAAGGGTGGCAAAATTTATCTACCTACTGATGCTATTCCAAAAACAATGGAACCAGTAGAAGAAGGTTATAAGGTGGTGTATGAAGACGGTTATGAAAGCTGGTCACCTAAAGATGTCTTTGAAAAGGCTTATCACGTGGCTGATACCCCTCTTGACCGTATATATATCGAATATAATGAGTTGATGGACAAACATAATAAGTTAGTACTGTTCCTTGGTCGAAAAGACGCTATTGAAATAGCAGGTGAAAATCAGGTCGCCTTAATGGAGGCTCAAAAAGTACAGATGCACGACTACCTTCTTACCTTGAAAGAGCGCATTGATTTAATGAAGAAATAAATATTGCCATACGGTGGTTGAATGTCTACCGTATGGCTCAAAACTAAATAGATATGAAGATTTTAAAAGCAAAAGAATTAATTGAGAATAACACCCTTGCTAATATTGGAGTTACAGGAAATACGACAGTAGTATTTACGGAGATAGCTTTGACAGCCGTTAATTTGGCACGTGAAGAAGGTAGGCAAGAAATGAAGAAAAATGCTATCGAAATCGTTTGCCCCATACTCGCAAATTGTGAAGGGTTTAAAGCGGAAGATGTTGTGTATCTCGAACAACAAATGAGAAAATTATTATAATTCAAATCCAAGATAGAAATGAGTGAAACAAAAATCATATTAGATGCCTGTTGCGGTAGCCGTATGTTTTGGTTCGACAAGGAAAATCCTTTGGCCTTGTTTGCCGACATCAGAGATGAGGAGCATACTCTTTGCGACGGTCGAAGCCTGAAAGTTCATCCGGATATTGTATCTGACTTTACCGATATGCCATTCTTGGATGAATCCTTTAAGCTGGTGGTATTTGACCCGCCCCATCTTCTAAAGGTTGGCCAAGATAGTTGGTTGGCCAAGAAGTATGGTAAACTTCCCGAAGATTGGCCAAGGGTGATAAAAAAAGGAATTGATGAATGCTTTCGAGTACTTGAAGATTACGGCGTTCTCATTTTCAAATGGAATGAAGACCAGATAACGGTTAGAGAAGTATTGAAAGCCATCGGACGGCAGCCGTTGTTCGGTCACACCACCGGAAGACATGGCAAGACTATGTGGATGTGTTTTATGAAACTACCAATTAACGAATAACAAGATAGATATGAATTTTAAATCATTGGTAGCTCAATTAGCAAATCGCATCAATCAGCCGCATGTGATTGAAATATATATGCGTAAAGTTTTTGCATCTGGTGTTGAGTGGCAGAAAAAGCAATCACCGTGGATAAGTGTAGAAGAACGATTGCCGAACTATAAGGAAGAAGTTTTAGTCCTTTATGAATATGAAGGGAGAATACAAATCCAACAAAGTTTCTATCTTGGAGAAAAAGACTGGAAGTTTGGTTCTAATAAAATACTTGCGTGGATGCCAATCCCGTCTTTCGATGAAATATTGGAAGCCAACAGAGATGTACTAGAACGGATTAAGGAGAAAGGAGACTAATATGTATATAGCAAGAGATAAAGATGGTGATTTGTATCTTTATAAAAAGCAACCCGTGAAGTATTCGGAAAGTTGGCAATTATCCAAAACGTCGAATGATTGGATTAAGCTTGACTCTTCTTTATTTCCCGAAGTAACATGGGAAGATGAAGAGCCGACAGAAGTTGAATTGGTAAAGAAGGAGGAATAGCTATGAAGTTATATGGAATAACTATGGAACATTGGAACGGAAGTATGTACTCATTTAATCCAAGTGAAGATATAATGCTTTATTTTAGTAAAAGTATTAGAGATAAAGATTTGTCAAAACTTGTAAGTGATGCAGATACTAATTATACAGCATTTGAAATAGAAACGGAGGACTAATTATGCTAACAATATTAAGAGAAACTTATCCAGCAGCCAAAAAAGAGCATATATGTGAATTTTGTGCCTGCAAGATACAGCCGGGACAAAAGTATGTCCGTCAGACAAATGTCTATGACGGAGTAGTGTACGACTTCATCACACATCAAGAATGTAAAGAAGTAGCTCATGAATTGAGAATGTACGATGATTGTGATGATAGTGGGCTAGATGGAGAATCTTTTCGTGAAGAATTGGATTCATACGTATATGCCAATCATTACGATGAACATACAGATGATGTTTATACCAGTTGGCAGTTGAATCGCTATGAGATAGCGAAAAAGGTATTGAACGAACTTAAACAAGATAGATAATGAAGAAAATAACAAATGTGACTACTGTTTTCAGGTGTCTTAAGCCATATCGAAATTGGTATAATATTATGAGCCAAGATGGTTTCTATGATATTAACATCATCATTGTCGGCAAATTAGAGCTATTAAAGCTAATTATAGCTTTGATAAAACTATTTATTTTCAACAAAAGTGCTGTCATTAAAAGATACAGAAAGGAGGACTAACTATGGGATTTACAACAGCAGCATTTATACTCAAAAACACACTAGAGCTTAAAGATAAGTTAATTCGTTTAGGATATAAAATAGGAAATGAAAGGTATATAAACGATTATTTTTTAGCAACAGACAATAATGAGATGTTTGGGATTGATATTTCATATCCTCCCGAAGAATGTAATGGGTATATTCATTGCGGAACTAACGAAGAACTTTTCTTGGCAATAGCCGCATTGAGGGATGATACAAACGAAAATCAATGGTTCATAGCAGATTCACCGCTTAGCGTTTCTTATGATGATATTGTGGGTAATGACCATTATTTCACAGAACCCAAAGGCAGTATGTTCTTTTGGAATATAAATTGGATGCACGCAACAATCATTTCAGGGAATTACCACAAGGCTACCGTAGAAGAGCTAATTGAATACTTTAAAGAAAAGGAGGCGAATCATGGATAGTATACAGACACAAACCTTTTTTATCAAAGGGAATGACGATGCTGTGGCATATTTTGCTTTTTGTGATGGAGATTTATGCGTTTCTGTTGTAGTAGAAGGCAAACAGGCAGATTTTCACTTTGAGCCTGCTACTTTGAAGATGTTTGCATATGCTTATAAGTTGCATTGTGAAGAATTAAAGGAGGAGGAAAATAAATGAAAGAAGAATTTGTAACATTTGAGACAGCAAAGATGCTTAAAGAGAAAGGCATGTTTACAGATATAGAATTTCCTCCGCAATCATTAGTCCAAAAATGGCTACGTGAAACCAAGAACCTACATATTGAAATATACCGAAATGCCGTAGGGTACGGCTATGCTATAGTGAAAGCCGATAACGGAACGTGGCAGGAAGATGATAATTCTAGGGGCCCTAACGATGGCGGTCAGTGGGACACCTATGAAGAAGCATTGGAAGTTGGAATACAAGAATCATTAAAACTAATAAAATCATGAAACCATTTGATTTAGAAAAAGCAAAAGCTGGTGCACTCATTGCTGCCGAGATTGATAGATTGCAAAGATTGAAATAGTCCTCAAAACAAGAATAGATATGAATACAACCTTTGAAAAATCGGCTAATACCACTGATGAGTGGTATACACCCAAAGAAATTATAGACGCATTAGGAAAGTTTGATTTAGATCCATGTGCTCCGGTTAAACCGCTTTGGCAAACGGCAGAAACCATGTACAACAAAAACCATGACGGATTAACTAAAGATTGGGTAGGTCGTGTCTGGTTAAATCCACCTTATTCCCGTCCGCTTATTGAACAATTTGTTCGTAAACTGGCACAACACGGCAATGGCATTGCGCTGTTGTTCAACCGCTGTGATAGTAAGATGTTCCAGGATATTATATTTGAGAAGGCAACGGCAATTAAATTTCTACGCGGAAGGATTCGTTTTTTCAGGCCGGACGGAATACGGGGGGATTCGCCTGGTTGTGGTGCTGTTTTGATCGCTTTTGGAGAAGAAAACGCAGAGATACTAAAAACTTGTAACATAAGTGGCAAGTATGTAAGAATCAATTAGAGTAAAACAATAATAGATATGAATAAAAGAAAAATTATCAAGTTGCCACCATTTAAGATGCAGTATGCTCATAATGGATATGCGAGTGGTTTAGTAATGAAAAGAAAAATCACTTTTAGAGAGGCAAACCACATTGCTAAAAATATTCTTGGAATAAGTACTGACCTTACTTGGAATGATTGGGCAGATGACAAAGAAGAACTGAAGGAAAGGAGAAACGAGTTAGTCAGTGACATTACCAAGTTAATTAATGGTGATATAGGGTTTGACCATATAAGTGACGAGTGGGCTTGCGGGGAAGCATTAGAGTATCTCAATATTGCTATTTTTTTCGATATGCTATTGTATCTGACAAATAAAGGTATTGTTTAACGTAAAACAAGATGAAAAAGAGCAATAAACATCCTAGAAAATGGATGAGACATAATCTTTCCGTTTTTCTCACAAATGGGAGAAGTAGAAGCATACCCGTACAGTGCTTTCTGTACATTAAAGTAAAAAGGAATTCTGTTAAATGGTATTATGATTACATGATACTTTCCAATTAACTAAAAATATGAATAAAGAGCAAGTTTGTAGTGAATGTAAGCTGTTTATCAATGAAGATTCATTTGGTAACGGATGGTGTGAATTTCATCAGAAGAAAACGTTCTGCGAAAACGGAGCCTGTGAAGATGGGGTAGAAATAAAAGTAGGAGAATCTTCTCCTGATACGGATAATGACAATAATAACCTTTTAAAATGATACGACCAAAGCATTACAATTATCACAACCGGTCCCAACCCACACAGCGAGAAAGGACTACATAAACCACTTCCGGCAAGAGAAGCTCGCCACAGTCACCCGTGAAAAGTGGGAACTAATATCTAGCCACACAGCTAGGCGTTCAGCGGCAACCAATATGTATCTAACCGGTCGGATGAAGACGCTGGAAATAATGAAGCTCACCGGACACCGGACAGAACAGAACTTCTTCCGGTATATTCGACTAACAGGTGACGATACTGCCCGATCCATTTCGGGAGATATGTTTTTTAGAAAATGATTAAATGAGATGAGGCTATAAAATACTAATATGGAATATAAAAAACGCATTTCTATTCGGTTGGATGAACGTAGTGCAATGCTTTTGAATGAACTTTCAAAAATAACACGAACTAGTACATCAATTATCATTCGAGGAATGGTAAACCGTAGTATTGAGGAATTGATAGATAAATCAGGTAACTGGAAGATACCGAATGAGAAGGATAAAGAAGGGAAAGGTTAATGATAAAGTTATGGCTATGATCGCAAGCAATTACAAGCAGCTAAAACAACTGTGTGTCGATCATAGCCACGGACTTTATTGTTCTAAAGACAATGAAGATATTTTCCAAGATACAGTATTGTTTGTATCTCTTGATGAAAAAGCCTCATCTCTTTCAACTGACAAAGAATTGATAGATCATTTCTGTTATCGCTTCCGAATGATAGAGTATCAAGCTATCAATGATAATAAACTATTAAAAGAAATACCTTATGCCGACTATTTACAAGCCCCAAAAACAACAGAAGAGGAATGATAACTATTACGATGCAGAACGGAGGAAAGTATATAATTCCGATCGTTGGCGTCGGTTACGTGCATGGAAATTTGCATGTAATCCCCTTTGTGAAATGTGTTTGAAAGAAAATAAAACAACTCCAGCCGAAGATATCCACCACATATCTTCATTTATGAGTACGGATGATCCGGTACAACGTAATCAATTGGCGTATGACTACGACAACCTGATGAGCTTGTGCAAAAAATGTCATCAAGCAGCGCATAATAAATTATAGCTCGTTGATGTATTCTCTGAAATCTCTGTTTAATTCATACGTCAAAAAGTAATAAAAGAAAGTTGCTCTCATAGGTTTTGATAATTCACGCTTTCCGGATAGAATGAGGCTTAAGGAGGAACGGTCGATAGCTAATTGCTTAATCAAATCGTTTCTCTTTATTCCAAACTCCTGCATCTTTGACTCTATCCAGCCAATCGTAATATCATCCACATTCAAGGAGAAGACAACCGGGATAATCTTTGCATCCGGATATACTTCTTTACCTCGTTCTATAAGTTGTTTTTGGTTCAATATATAACCATTTATCAGCCTTGATTGAGTGACTTTTACTGTTCCGTCCTGTAAAGGTTCAATGCTTATACCCAAGCGATCGTAACCTGAAATACTTTGATTCTCCATATCTTAATCTTTTTAATGAAAGAAAAAGCAAGGGGCGAACCCCTTACTTAATTCTAATCTCTTTTATGTTTGTTAAATCGTAGATTGCAAGCTGATTGTGATTCTTTGCGAACTCTATCGCTTTGTCAATCTCCGAGTTTTTAAAGATTTTTACGCTATCGAAGTAGTATCGGTTACTGTCGGTATCGAACCATCCGCCAACCGTCTTGCTATGTTCTAAAGCGTGATTAATAACTCTGTTTAAACTCTCTTTTCCGAAGCTATCTTGCGTTTCCTTATACGCTACTGATATTCCGTACTTGACTGGTTTCATTGTCTCAACGTTAAGAGTGAAACCGTTAGGATTGATTAGTGAGTATTCCCAAACTCCGTCAATTAATTGTTTCATAATGTCAAATGATTTAAAGCCCCTTGCTTTAACTGTTACAAAGATAATATATTTATTTGCTTTACGCAAACTTTTATCATAGTATATTTGCTTTACGCAAACAAATAGGGAAATCCCTATGAATTCAACATATAATTCTTAATTTTAAGTTAATTTTAACTTTTAATTCATCAAAAAGGGGGTATGGGGTCAAATTTTGAGAAAATGAGCCTTCCAAACCTCGCCCTACCTTAGTTCACACACACGGCATTTTTTGAAAAAAGCCAAACTGTTTCGTTTTGTTAAAAACCGCATTTTTGTCTGACAATTGTATGGTTTTATAGTAAAACGAGTCAAAATCATGGAAAAAAAGAAGAAAATCAGCTTTAAACTACCTGAAACGATCAAGCATAAAGAAGCCCGAAAGATTATATCGGACCTTGTGAAGCAATTGAATGATAGAGGTATGCTGGAAATTGCCGATATTCCCCAGCTGCACCGGATGGCCACGGCTTATGATGCTTATCTGGAATGCGTTGAAGTTTTGGCGCGGGATGGAATGACGATGGAGAATCTAAAAGGCGAATGGGTGAAACGTCCGGAGGCGAATTTGCTTAAAGAGAACTGGAGCCAATACCTGGAACTGGCAAAAGAATATGGTTTAACCGCTAAAAGTAAGGGACAAATCAAAGCCCTGAACACAGGAGATAATGAAGAATCCCCACTTGAAGCGTATCTGAAAAGCAAGAAAGAAACTCGTTAATGCAGACAAAGACTTACTATAAATACGCTCAAGACGTTATAGGCGGGAAAGTCGTATCCGGTAAGTTTATTCAGCTTGCTGCTGAACGTTTTTTCTCCATGATGGAGGATGATCAATACGAATTCAAGGAGGAAAAAGCAGATGAAGTCATAGAATTCTTCTCTATTCTTCAGCATTTCACCGGACGCCATGCCGGTAAGTCGTTCATCCTACAACCGTGGCAGCAATTTGTAATAGCAGCTATCTATGGATTCTATATCAAGGAGACGGGTGAACGACTTGTGAAGTACGTCTACATAGAGATTGCACGAAAGAACGGAAAGACTGCTTTTGCCGCCGGACTATCTTTGTATCATCTAATCGCTGATGGGGAGATGGATGCAGAGGTGGATCTTGCAGCCAACTCTAAAGAACAGGCTAAAATTGCTTTCAAGTTCTGTTCTCAATTCGCAAAAGGGATTGATCCGAAAGGAAAAGACCTTGTTTCTTATCGCGATAAAGTGAAGTTCGAAAAGATGCTGTCTTTGTTACAGGTGTTTGCAGCAGACGATTCAAAATTGGACGGTTTTAATGCATCAATGTATCTGATAGACGAATACCATGCCGCTAAGAATACTGGATTGAAAGATGTACTACAGTCATCGCAGGGTATGCGTGATAACCCAATGGCGGTTATTATCACTACGGCCGGATTCGATAAGCTAGGGCCATGCTACCAATACCGGGAAATGTGTACGGAAGTATTGTCTGGGTTAAAAGAAAACGATGCACTGTTTGCCGGAATCTTTTCTCCTGATGAGGGAGATGATTGGAAGGATCCGGAAACTTGGCAGAAGAGTAACCCCAATCTAGGAGTTACGGTCAAACCTCAATATTTGCAGACACAGGTACAGTCAGCAGTTAACGCACCTTCGGAAGAAGTCGGTATTAAAACAAAGAACTTCAATATTTGGTGTGATTCTGAAACTGTTTGGATCCCGGATCATTACATTTTGCAGGCTTCCGCTAATCTTGACTTTGAACAGTTTCGGGATATGGAATGCTATGCCGGTATTGACTTGTCAAGTACTAGCGACTTAACATGTGCTGATTTCATGTTTCCAACCAAAGATAAATATTATTTCAAAACTCTCTATTATCTACCGGAAGCAGCCTTACAGGAGAAGAGATTTAAGGACTTGTACGGAGAATGGCGTAGACAAGGATTAATCACCATTACACCGGGCAATGTGACAGATTATGACTATATCTTAAACGACCTAATGCGTATCCGGGAAATAATCTTTATTCAGAAAATCGCATATGATTCTTGGAACTCCACGCAATTCGTTATCAGTGCCGAGGAAAAGGGACTACCGATGGAACCATTCAGCCAAGCACTTGGAAACTTCAACCGGCCTACAAAGGAAATGGAACGTTTGATTCTCTCCGGCAAAGCAGTTATCGACAATAATGTGATTAACCGGCATTGCTTCCGTAATGTAGTCATGGCCCGGGACCGGAATGGCAACACAAAACCCTCAAAACAGTTTGAAGAGAAGAAGATAGATGGTGTAATCGCCAAGCTCGAAGCACTTGGAATATATCTTGTTTCACCTCGATATGGAGAATTTTATTAATTGTCTGACAACTTTTTGGTTAGTAGAAAAAGTATATATGAAATTTTTAGGATTTGAAATACGAAAAGCGAGTAAACAGGAAACGTCGCAGGTTACAGCCTGGAGTTTTAATGGTTCCCGTCCCATGTTTACCAGCAGAAGTAAACCAATGCTGCTGTCTACTGTTTACCGCTGTGTTGATCTTATCTCGGACAGTGTAGCCGTGCTTCCGCTGAAAACCTATCATTTAGATGCAGATGGATTTAAAGCCGAGGCTAAATCTCATCCGGCATACTACATGCTCAATATGGAGCCTAATGAAGATATGACTCGGTATGTTTTCTTCAAAACTCTTATGGCTTCCGTACTGCTAACCGGTAACGGCTACGCATACATTGAACGCGATAGTAAAATGAATGCTGCACAGCTCATTTATTTGCCATCCAGCCAAGTGACGATTACTTGGGTCACTGACCGTTCTGGGATTATGCGTAAACGATATCAGGTAGTAGGTTTTAGAGAACTTGTAGATCCACGAGACATGATCCATGTGCTCAATTTCTCTTATGATGGCATTATTGGTGTGTCTACACTCGAACATGCGCGCCAATCTCTTGGAATTGCAACCAGTACAGAAGAGCACGCAGAAGGTTTTTTCAAGAGCGGTGCAAGTGTTGCAGGTATACTGACGGTTGAAGGGGCCCGACTGGATAAAGACAAAAAAGATCAGATATACCAGACATGGGAAGAACGTACAAATCCTATAACCGGACATCCTAATGGTATTGCCGTGCTAGAGGGGAATATGAAGTATCAGCCAATTTCTATAAGTCCCAAAGACAGCCAGTTTATTGAAAGCAGACAGTTTAATGTTGTGGACCTCTGCCGGTTCTTCTCTGTATCCCCAGTCAAAGCTTTCGACCTCTCCAAATCCAGCTATTCAACTGTAGAAGCCACCCAACTTCAATATTTAACAGATACGGCCCTCGCAGTTATTACGAAAATAGAGCTAGAAATAAACCGCAAAGTCTTTCTACCATCTGAACGGGGAAGATTTATATCAGAATTCGATACTTCCGCTATTCTAAGAACCGATAAAAGTGCACAGGCTGCATTTTGGAAGGATTTGGCTACAGTAGGAGCGGCTACACCCAACGAAGTTCGAAGAGAGAATAATATGCCTAGAATAGAGAATGGAGATAAGGCTTTTGTACAAGTGAATGTACAGACATTGGATAATGCCGTGAAAGAAAAAGTGGATGAACCGCAAAATAATCCCGATTTGTCAGACAAAAATTTGGTTAGTAAGTAAAAGTACAGTTATGGACGAAAAAAGAGAAATTAGAAATACTTCATTCCAGGTGCAATTGACTGGAGATACGGAGGAAAAGAGAACTGTAGAAGGCTACGCACTGCTATTCAATACACCATCTGACGGGCTTCCGTTTGAGGAAGTTATAGAGCGTGGGGCTTTAGACGGAGTTATTGAGAAAAGCGATGTATTTGCATTGCTGAATCACAATCAGACCCGTGGTATTCTTGCAAGAAGCAAAGAAGGGACCGGATCATTATTTCTATCCGTGGATGACAAGGGATTGAAATATCGATTCGAGGCACCGAAAACAGCACTCGGAGAAGAATTACTGGAAAACCTTCGTCGCGGAGAGATAGACCAGAGTTCTTTTTGTTTCGATGTTGAAAAAGACACTTGGGAAAAGAAAAATGACGGAACCTGGAAACGTACAGTTCATAAAATTGGCAATTTGTACGATGCTTCACCGGTGTATAATGCGGCATACAGCAAAACGTCCGTGTATTTGCGTGGTAAAGAACAAGTCGAAGAAGAACTTCGTAAGAAAGAGCAGACAGTCCCTGAAGAATATTACCAAAGCATAGAGAAATCACTAAATTTATAAATTTATGGCAAAAGAAAAAAGTATTACAGAGTTAAAGGACGAAAGAAATCAGTTGATTGCTCGTTCTAAAGAGATTATTAATGGCGCAAAGACTGAAAAACGTCAGTTCAAACCGGAAGAAGCCGAAGAACTGGGAACAAACCAGCAGCGCAGAGCAGAAATTGATCTTGAGATCGAAGAACACGAGGTTATGAATCGTCAGCAAGGAAAGAGACATCAGCCGAAAACAAATGAAAGGTTCTCATTACGTAGAGCCATTGCAAATATGGTGGACGGAGCTCAACAGAACGAGTCTGACGCAAGTGTTATTGATGCAGCTACCACACTACATAACACATCAGGAGCACAAATGGCGGATAAGCGCAGTATTGTAGTTCCTGTAAATTTAGAGAGCCGTGCAGCATTTACAGCTGCTACCGAAGCCGCTACTGGCGTTATCATCGATGAAGAACAACAGGAAATGCTGCTTCCATTGCAATCGGCACTAGTGTTGGCTCGTGCAGGAGCTCGTTTTATGACAGGTCTGCAGGGTAATATCTATTGGCCGCAGTTTTCAGGGGCTAATGTGTTTTGGGAAGGAGAAAATGAAGAGGCAAAAGACGGAGCCGGAAAATTCTCCAAAGGGGATGTGTTCAAGCCGCTCCGATTGACAGCATATGTGGATATCTCTAAGCAGTTACTTGTGCAGGAGAACGCTTCTGTTGAAGCCTATATTCGCCAAGCTATTGCTGTAGCCATCGCACAGAAGATAGAGCAAACGGCATTTAGCAAAACTAAGGGCGTAGAAAATACTCCCGATGGTATGTTCCACACCCTTAGTAATTCTGTAAAAGGGGATATCAACTGGGCGCAGATCGTTGCAATGGAGACGAATGCCGATACGCAGAACGCTTTGTTTGGCAACCTTGCATATATTTTGCATCCGTCACTCATTGGTAAAGCTAAGACAAAAGTGAAAGATGCATCAGGGGCTGGAGGTTTCATCTTTGCAGGCAATGGGGACGGGCAATTGAATGGCTATAAGGCTTTGCGTACGAATAACTTGCCAAAAGAGTTGGGAGAGGGTAATGATGAATTCGGAGCGGTGTTCGGTAACTGGTCTGATTATTTCTTAGGCCAGTGGGGTGGTATTGAATTGTTAGTTGATCCTTATACACAGGCTCTCAAAGGTACTGTAAGACTCATTACCAATTCTTATTGGAACATGGGCTTTATTCGTAAAGAGTCATTCTGTGTCGCATCGATGAAGTAATATGGCATACGTGACCTTAGATATGGCAAAAAGGCACTTGAATATAGAGCCCTCGTATACGGATGAAGATTCGTATATAGAGGCTCTTATTAAAGTAGTCGAGGAGAAAACAGCGAAGGAACTTTGCGTATCCGTGGAAGAACTTGCTACCATTGATGGCGGTAAGAATATTCCTACGCCACTGGTTCAGGCGATGTTGCTGTGTCTTGGTGCCTATTATGCAAATCGGGAAAATACCGCGTATGCCACTCTAAAGGAAATTCCTCAAGGGGCAAAATACTTAGTTGATCTTTATAGAGACTATTCAAAATGAGAGCAGGATTATTACGTGAAACACTTGTATTCAAATCCCCAATTGAGACACAAAGCCCTACAGGTGCAGTGAAGAAGGAGTATAAAGAAGTATTCCAATGCCGGGCATGCAGAAAGAAAATGTCTCTTATCGCAGATCGGGATGGAGTTAGTGCGATGGAGCAATTTATCGGGCATACACTCGTTTTCCAAGTGCGTAATTATCCGGCTATCAAAGAGAATCTTCATGTTGTTTACAACGGTAACGAGTATAATCTCAAAATGGTTAATCCGCAGATGAACGATAATAGCCTGCTATTAACTCTTGAAAAAATTGATACATGATTGAGGTTAAACAAATAGACCGGGAAAACATTCAGTACCTCGTAGACAATTTAGAGGACTTTGAAAAGGACAAGGCTATTAGAAGCGGGCTTCGATCTGCTGTCAATGTTTTCAGAGTTAAAGGTAGGGCTAACCTCCGGTCCCGTCTTCTTCATCGTGGTAAACAGACCAACCACCTGATGAACTCGTTTACGAACCGGGTTAAACGGAACAAACTTGGAGCACTTGCGGGCTTTGATCGTCCGGGTGGTAATCATTCTCACTTGGTAGATTCCGGAACGAAAGTCCGAACGACTAAAAGCGGAGCAAATCGAGGTATTATGCCGGCTAATCGTTTTTGGTCAGATGCAAAAGTGAGTGAAGAGAGTAGGGCCATGAATGCACTCTATCAAGGTGTTCGAAAAGCCGTTCAACGAATAAATAACAGAAGCTAATGAATAAACTGGCGATTACAACCGAGATTAGAAATATTTTACTTGATTCAGAAGATATCACCTCTCTGATAGGAAAGAAAATATTTCCTGTTGTTGCCCCAATGAAGACAGAGGGTGACTTCATCATATATCAGCGTGATGGTTACAAACAAGAATATACTAAAATGGGCGTTGCCCGGCAAATTCCTACTGTATTCGTAAACGCTGTCAGTGATGATTATGATCGCAGCTTAGAACTAGCTTCTCTTATATATGAGGCTTTAGAAGGTGACTTCTCTAATCCGGATATGACAATACACCTGGAAGATTCCACGGAAGATTATTCAGAGGGGAAATACTTTCAAGTGCTTCAATTTTCAGTAGAATAAAATGAAACGTAAAACTAAAATTTTAATAGTATGACAGCAGTTAAACATGACTCAAGTAAAGACATCGTAAGAGGTCAGTTATTTCTTTTCCTTGGTGAAAATCCGGTAGCGTTCGCATCCAGTTGTCTTTTGGAAGTGTCAGTTGAAGAAATTGATATCTCCAATAAAATGTGCGGCGATTGGGCGGCATCGTTACCAGGGAAAAAGAGTTTCACTATCAGTAGCGAATCATTGCTTACCCGATTGCAGGGAGCGACCAGTTATGATGAACTACTGAAACATGTAGATACTGGTGAAACATTCCCGTTTGTAGTTGGTGAGTCAACTATCACCGATAAAACCAACGTTGGTGGTAGCTTCGCAATTGATACTACCAAACCGAATTATAAAGGTGAGATTATGCTTACCTCTTTGTCTTTAAAGAGTGATAATGGGCAAATTGCAACGTGTTCCGCATCTTTTAAAGGTGTTGGTGCCTTGCAAAAGGTTGAAGCCGTTCCTGCAGAAGGATAAGTCAAAAAAGTAATAAACGTGAAGGCGGTCAGATGATGGCCGCCTTTTTTAATTAGAACAACTATGAGTTTATTTATCACAATCATAATGATCGTATTTACCCTAGTTACAGTAGTTGCAATTATTGATAGTAAATGCTGTCGCCCGGGTCCAACAGTGGTAAATAGCCCTGCACCGAGGAAAAGATTTCGTTTTGATCCGAAAGTAAAACTGAATATTCAATCAATAATCAGATGGGAACAGCTTCGGGGAAAATCATTCTCCTTAATGGACTATTCTGATAAGGATGATGTAGATGCATTACTTTACACAACTACAGTATGCAACAATGAAGGCAAGATGTATACGTTTGAAGTATTCCGGCACACCCTATCAAACGAAAAGATAACTCGTGAAATGGTTATGGCTTTGGAGCGAGAAACAGCAGTTCTCGCTCAATTTCAAAAAAAGCAAAAAGAGGATGACATAGCAAATCACGACGTCACACCTGGGATGATTGGTGAATTGGTTGCGACACTTATCATGGCTGGACTTGATGCGCATTATGCTCTGGAAGAAATGGAACTTTGTGATCTTCCAATATACATAGATGCCTACGAACGGAGAAAAAAGGAGCAGATGGAGAGTGATAGGCTATGGACCTACTATAAAATCCTTCCACATATTGACGCAAGTAAGTTAAAGAATGGTGTTAGAGATCTGATAACATTTCCTTGGGAAGAGATGGAGGATATGAAAGAAGCGGAAAGAGCATTGACGGAAGATGCGGAAACCTTTGAAATATTCATGGATAACGGAATAAATAATTATAAATAAAGATGTTATGGCTGGACGTTTAAGCTTTAGTATAGCAATAAATCTCTTGACAGAGAACTTCAAGAGAGGATCAAATCAAGTGAAAGCTGCATTTAGATCAATGCAAATGCAGCTTCTTACCTTTGCTGCAGCCTTGGGAGCCGGTGGCTTAGGTTTGAGTAATTTTGTCTCACGGCTCATAGAAGTAGCCCGTGAAACTAATAGAGTGACTACCGCACTAAAGAATGTGTCCGGTACTATGTCACGGTATGCGGATAACCAAAGGTATTTGTTGGATCTGGCAAAGAAGTACGGGCTGGAGATTAATGCTCTGACTGCAAACTATGCGAAATTCACGGCAGCTGCTTCTATTTCCGGTATGTCCATGATGAACCAGCGTAAAGTATTCGAATCCGTTTCCCGTGCATGTACAGCCTTTGGGATGAGCGCAGACGATAGTAACGGTGTAATGCTTGCACTCTCCCAAATGATGAGTAAAGGTAAGATTAGTTCCGAGGAATTACGCCTACAGATGGGTGAACGTCTTCCGGTAGCATTACAGGCTATGGCAAAAGCCGCTGGTGTCTCTGTTGGTGGACTTGACAAATTAATGAAGCAAGGTAAGCTAATGAGCGCAGATGTACTTCCTAAGTTTGCAGAAGCACTCAACGAGATGATTCCTAACGTTGATACTGATAACTTGGAAACATCTGTAAATCGCCTGAAAAACGCATTTACGGAATTTGTTAACGGAACAGATGCGCAAAGTAAATATAAAGCTCTGATTGATTGGTTGACCGGAGCCGTTCAAGGACTTGGGGATAATCTCAAGAATATAATGTTGCTAGCTTTTGCCGCGATTGTATTTGCTGCCATAAATGCCGCTACCAAAATGTGGAGAGGGTGGTCTGTTGCTTATGACAACGTAGCAATGAGCGGTGAAAGAGCATCCGCTAGAGCTATAGCAGCTACAGAGAAAAGGGTCTTGGCAGAACAGACACTAGCCGTAAAAAGAAAAGCGGAAGCACTTGCAGAAGCCAATTATCAGACGGCACTAGCTAATGGAGTAGCATCTGATGTAATAACAGCGGAGGTTGCAAAAGACAAGGCCATCCGGACTCGAATATCTGCTGAAAGTGCACTCGAAAAAGCTAGAACGATAGAGCAAAAAGCGCTTGATAAAGAAAAATCTATATCCACAACTACTTCCGCTATGGCAGGAGCTAACGGCTTTAAAAAAGCCTGCATTATCGTAGGAGGGCAAGCAAAAAGATTGATGCTATCTCTGAAAGGGCTTTGGAATTCGTTTGCGCCAGCGATTATATTCTCTGCGTTGGCGGCTATTGGTGGAAAGTTGTTTGAAATGTATCAGCAAGCCAAACGAATAAAGAATATATTCTCTGATTATCAGAAGAGTCTTTGGAGTGCAAGTACTACTCCTGAAATAACACGTATGCAAACTTTGATTAATATCATGAATGACAGAAAGAAAAGTCAAAATGAAATTAACACAGCGCAGGGCGAGTTGCAGAAAATGTTAGGTAAAGAAAACTTGTCACAAGAAGAACTCAACAAGTTAGTAAAGACTAGAATAGCATTGCTTAGAGAAGCAGCCATGGCAGAACATGCATTTAATACTGTCGGAGAGTATTCGGAAAAGAATGCACAGCTGTCAGGAAGCGTAGGATTAAGCACCGAACAGATGGATCGATTAGTCAAATTAAAGCCCATCGATGGCACGTCTAATCAAAATAGCTTTGCTTATAATAATGCTATCAGAGATGAACTAAAGAAAAATGGAAATTTATACAAAGGTATTTCTTTGTCTGATGTGGATAAGGCAGTAAAAGAATATATCGAAAATAACCGTGTAATAGCAGATGCTACCAACAGAGCTGGTAAATACCAAGCCAATGCAAGCACATTAACGACATCAACAGTAGATCCAGATGACGACAAAAAGAAAAAGACTCCTCTACAGAAAGAGCAGGAATCTTTTGATAAACAATTCGAAGAACTAGGTGCAGAGCTGGAAATCGGCAAAATTACGCAGGCTGAATATAACAAGAACCTTGGTGAATTGAACATCAAGATGTATGCTCAAGCTAAAGGAACAGGTAATAAAGAAGTGCTAGAAAGTGAATATTTGAAAGCTAGAAAACAAGCTGCAGAAAAGGCAATCAAAGATCAAGATAAAAATACTGCTCTCGTTGAATTTGAAAAGGTTCAGAAAGACTATAACACAAAGGTCGAAGAGGCTCGAACGCAGCAAGCTAAGGGTTTAATGTCTCAAAAGGATTTGAACAGTAATATTGCGTCCCTTTCAATCGAAGCAGCCAAATCCGTTACCGGTATCAAAGGTATTGGAGATGAGGCTGATGTGTTTATCACCGCTATGCAGTTAAATGCCAAACTCCTTTCATCATCCACTAAGGTAAAACCGCGTGATACTACTTTCGACTACAAAAAGACAAAGGTAGACATTAAATCCGAAGAGCTCGACAAGGCTAAAGAGTTAGCAGATAAATACAAAGAAGAAGCAAGAGTCATTGGAAAGACATTATCAGACGAAGTAGCTAACGCCATGGCTAATGTTCCGTCATTGGAAGAAGCTTTGAAATTGGCACAAGTCCAGGAGGATATCAAGAATCTCAATAAAGAGCTTAATGAATCATTGTATTCTGGTGTCAAGGACATTGCAAGCAGTTCAGACCGCATTGTAAGTGCGTTCAGTAACCTTCGTGATGTTATGAATGACGTAGATGCAACCGGGTGGGAAAGAATTATGGCTATCTGGAATGCTATGACAAACGTGGTAGATGCTTTCTTATCCATCATTAAAATGATTGAAAACCTAACGAAGATCACCGATAAACTCACAAAGGCAAAAGAAACAGAAGCTGCTATTGACACCGTTGTGACAGGAACGAAGGTTGCAAATGCAGCGACTGAAACTACAGCGGAACTTACTGCACTCGGCACTCAAACAACAGCAGAGGTTTCGGCTAGTACTCTAAAATCAACAGCGGCTTCTGTTGAAATGGCCGCAAAAAGTACGGCGGCTTATGCTGCCATACCCTTCGCTGGTGTAGGGCTTGCAGCGGCTCAAATAGCTGCTATGGAAGCTATGATAGCGGCAGCGGCTATTCCTAAATTTGCTACAGGAGGAATAATAACCGGTGGTCCTACTTCTGGAGATAAAATACTAGCCCGTGTAAATGCCGGGGAAATGATTTTGAATCAGGGGCAACAATCCCGACTATTTGAAGCTATCAATTCTGGGAATCTGGGTGGAGGTGGTAATATGTCATCAACAGTAACTACTAGAGTCCGGGCTAAGGACCTCATTCTTACGATTAATAATGAACTTAAATCACAAGGAAAGAAACCAATATCATGAGTTACGGATTAATATACACAGTACCATTTGCCACACTGGATAATGTCCCATGTGTGGTAGAAATCGAAAAGAAAGACTATACAGGTAAATCAAAAGAACTAACCCCTGCTGGTGATTCTCCTTTTACAGTTGATATAGAGGATGAAGAATTTCTTTATACTCCTACTCGATTTAGTACAGCAACGATCCGGGTGGTTGGTAGTGACTACCTGCAAAGTTTGTTTTCTACGGCTTATCAAATGTATCGGGTGACATTGAAAGTAAATGGCTTAGCTACTTGGTGTGGATTCATAAAACCAGAACTTTACACACAGGATTACGTATCAGAGACATTTGAGCTTGAATTAGAGTGTATAAGTGCTATGGCTGCTCTTGAATTCATAGATTATAAACAGGCAGAAGAAAATGGACGAGTATTTATTTCTTTATGGAGCTTATTAAAAAAGTGTATTGCTTCTTCCTTAGGGAAATATAACTCCGTGTGTTTTCCTTATGTATATGCTAAGGATTCCAATGCCTATTCAGACGGTCTTAATATCTTGCAAGATATGACTATAAGTGAGCAAAATTTTTTTGACGAAGATGACAAAGCAATGACACTGAAAGAAATATTGGAGGAAATATGTAAATTACTCAATTGGACTTGTGTTGATTGGAGAGGTGAATTATACTTTGTAGATATTGACCACAAGGAAAGATATTATAGATATAATACAGATCTAGCATCTGAATATCAAATATTTTTTCCGACCACTATTGATATTCAAAGTTTAGGTTTCTCTGGTTCAGGACATTCATTAGACATACTATCTGGCTACAATAAGGCTGTTATAAAAGCAAGTAATTATCCGATAGGTGAGATATTTCCAGAAGAAACTTTTAATGCAATTGTACGTGTGGTGAACGGTTATTTTCTCCCTCCTGCTCAAGCTGTAACTCCTGGCATAAGAGACGAGGAAATTATCTTAGTAAAGCAAAATCCAACTGTATATAAATTATTTGAATATTATCTTCACGATTCTAAATATTTATTAGGAGCACAACTTTATCGTGTTTGTATTTATACGCTGACTCGACAAGATGATGGAAGTTATAAACGTTCGATTAATGAATTCTCATATGATGATTGTATACGTATTATCACACAATCCCAGTATTTAACAGATAGAACTCATTATGAAAAAGTTAAATTGGAAGCTAACAAAGAGATGTTTACCTTTGCTAATGAGCTTCCATGTGCTGCATATAGCGGAGGAGCTTTCTGTATTTCTGGGGATGTGGCACAGAGTAATAGAATCGACAATCACTATTACAGTTCAACAAAAGGCGCAACAAGTAGTTTGAAATTAATATGTTGTCTTGAGATCGGAGGAAATTATTGGAATGGGTCCAAATGGGTTAAAACAGAATCAACATTCTCCATGTCTGTTAATCCTCAAAATACAGGATATACTTCTATAGAGAATACAAAAACTTTAGGTATGCCTTATAAAGCAGATGGTTATATCATCGAATTACCCCAAAATCTGCTAACTGGCACTATTAGGTTTACGATGTTCACTCCGCAGGTCCATGATAGTGTGACTGCAGTCTATATAAAGAACTTCCAATTGTCTTTTACTAAAACAGAAGATGATACAGAAACGGGCAATAGCAATTCAGACCGTATCTATGAAAATGTAGTCAATGAAAATTATATCAATGAATTGGAGGAAATAGAATTTAAGATTACTTCTCATAATAATGATGGAGCTTGTTATAGTAAAGTTATTATAGGGGATAACTATCTGACTGATAACTTATACTCCGTGATTGAAGGAACAACCATCCGCCCAGAGGAGCATCTAATAAGAAGAATAATTAAGCGGTATAGTGCCCCCCAGATAAAGTTAACACAAGTAATAAAAGAGACACCTGATTTAACGCCTATAACTCGTTTGTCTGACAATTATATGGTTAATAAGAGATTCATCAATACAGGAGGTACAATTGACTATAAAATGAATCGATTTGAATGTATAATGATAGAAGTATGAGTGATGCAATATTAATAAAGTCAAAAGCAATTCCATCTAATCCCCGGTCGAAGAATTATCCGGCTGGGACTACTGTTGTACGCTCTGGTAACAGTGTAGGAGGTGCGGTAATAACAGGAAGTGGAGGGACTAATATTGATATCATAAAGGTTGATGACATGCGATCGTTAACCGACAAAAATGTTCTTTCATCGCTTCGGGTGCTTGCTGAAATATTATCCAGAATAATAGCAAAGGATGATGAGGTGACGGAACTTTCAGATAGCAATGTTCTCTCGTCACTTCGGGTGAATAAAGAACTTGATACAATCTCCGACAGATTTAAGGAGGCTATCGAATCTTTAAAAGACTTGTATCTATCCAAGGTCAAAAATGATACAGCTTCCGGCCTTATAACCTTCTTGCAAGGTCTCATCTCTGAAGAACTAATTGAAGCTAATAACGGAATTAACATTGGTGAAGCCATTGACTCTTTAATCTCCGGTAGTGGTACATTATTGCGTCCTAACGGAAGTATACAAGCTGACAGTGTTGAGCTTCGTAAATCTCTCACCGTTTTAGAGTTAATCTTCAACCGTCTATCCGCTCAAGAAAGTGATACAGCCTTCTCCGAATCTGGAGTAATAGAAAGCATTGAATTATTAGGAGACGGAACCTACCGTCTACCTTTGCGTAAACGACATACAACGGACTTCACAGCCTTCGACTGGAACGATATCATATACGGTTCTGTCAATGACCTAGCCACCGGAGGCGGCAACTACCGCACCTCATGGATGCGAGTAGTAGGAGTCAACACCGTAGACAACTACATTGAAGCAGTCCTCTATCCGGATGATGAAGTTCCCGGAGGTAAGAACTATCCACCTGAACCATTAATGATCATTACCCGTAGAGGTAACACTTCGGATGAAGACCGGCAGAGTTATTGGTATATCTCCAGCTATGAGAAATGTATCTGCATGCTCGATGGAGTAACAAAACCTATCTTAGAAGAGAACAATTACTCTATCCTGATAGGCAGGATGAAGAATCTTTCCCTGTTTGATAACCTGCCCATCAACTACCGGCAGAGCTATATCTATTGCCGTGGCCTTATCCGTCAGGATGATATTCGCATAGATGTAACCGGCAAGCCTGTCTACGAGTTTGTCAACCGTGGAATCTGGAGTTTATCGGTTGCCACCTCTGAAGAACCATACCTTTTCGAATCAAAGAATCCTATAACGGGTGTCAATGAGACCAGCACCGTCTACCAGCGTGGAGCAAAATGGCAATGCCTAAAGTCCCGCACACTGCTAGAACCTAAATGGAACTCCACCGACTGGGCGTTCCTGGAAGGTAACGGAGAATTCTCAATAGACTTTCAAAGCTCGAAAGGGTTCAGCTTCTTCTATGGTTTGATTGATACGGTAATCGAAGCCAGATTCTATCACGGTACAACCGACATCACCGAAGATGTAATGAGTACTTCCGGAACGGTAATCACATGGAACAGAGATACAGGAATAGCAGCAGAGGATAATGCTTGGTCACCCACCTTTGTAGATGGCAAAAAAAACAAGATACACCTCATATCTTCCGATATGGGATCGCAGTGGTTAAATGCCCGGTCCGTCACATTTAAGATAACAGCAGTTATTCCACTAGGCGAAGAGAACTATTTACGGGAATCCGAAGAATTACAATTTAACTTATAAAGCATAGGAGATAGGAATCATGAAAAAGATTAATAACAGTTTTCAATTGTTCGGCTTTGGACAGAAAGTATTCGTAGAGTATTCATATCAGCGATTTGGCTTTATTAAATGCTATCAGACAGCAGTATTTCTCCCACGAATATCAGAAAAAAGAGAATACATGCCTTACGCTGAAGACGAGCTTAAACAACTGATATTTGCCCGTTACGGTCATAAAGTTAAATCAATAATCAACATTAATTAATATGCAACAAAAAAGAATAGTCAACATTCAAGTCAAGCCGCTGAACGTCAGTTCCGGCATGAAGATTATCGGTGAAGGCTCTTTTCAACAGAAGTACAGCCGTGACGACAATGCTTTTTATCCTTCATACTCCGCTATCCTGCCGCTCATCGTAACGGTAGCGGTAAATCTTCAGGACCCTGACGGAGTGATAGCCGAGGGTCCGGCTACGCTTGACCGTATCGATTGGTATCTGGGCGAATACAAGCCCGCCAACAAGATTGCTGAAAACAATCCCAACTACGAAGTTACGACCGTCTCCGGCACTCCTGTTTTGAAGGTGAAGCGGAACACTCCGGTCGGCGAGCCTTTCCTTTTGATAGGTGAAGCATTCTACACCAACCCCAAGACCGGGCGTCAGGAGTCGCGTATCGAGCAGCAGCTGCTCAGTACCATCTATTATGAAGCCTCGCTGCTCTCGTTGATGGCCGGCTCCCCGACAGAGGTTATTGTAGACCCTACGAAGATAAATGACGATCCCGCCAACTGGCAGGTACAACTGAAAGCCATCCTGAAGTCCGGAGAAATCAACCTGACAGACGACAATGCCGTATATTGGTGGTACGTTAAAGATGGCAAATACACCCGCCTGGTTACTACTTCGGATACATGGCTGGTTACTACGCCCAATGCTGACGGTACCTTCCCCCGCACACTTATCGTGGATGCTTCCCGCTTCAAGAACCTGAAACTTGAATGCCGCGCAGCGTATAAGGGGGCTGCCGATCCTGCACCCGCGTCACCGACCAACGCCGCATTATTGGTGCAATACAATGTCCGTGTAGATTTGCCTGTGTTCCAGAACGCCAGGCAAATACCCATTGCCGGCGCTTACATCACCGTTAAAGACATCGGCACGACAAAAGCTATTAAGTCGCGTTGCGAGATCACTGCCGGCGGCCGCATAATCGAGAATCCGGAGAAGTACTACAACATCACATGGAAAGCGACCAATGCCGATGGTACGTCTTCCATCATCGGATATGGCGAATATATCGAGACCACCGTCAAGGCGTTGGGCATCACCTATACGAATCCGGTAGTACTGGAACCGTCCGTCATGCCTAAGATCGGCTCATGGAATGTCGAAGGCAGTGTATACAATGGTATCGGCGCTACGCCTGCCTTCCAGTTCGGAGTGAATCAGATTGCGGACAAGCTGGGTGCTTATCTGGTTAAATGCGAAGACGGAGTAAACGTGGAAATCATCGGCAAGCTCAAGAACAACAACTGGATGCGATTCGAGGATGGTACTCCCGCGCCGACTACCGTTAACTCGGCCGCGGAGGATAAAGGCTACAACATCATGTACGGCTGGACACAGACGATTCATACCATTGAGAATGCCAAAGTTGGAGATGAAGTGGTCGCCCTGTTCGGTGAGGAACCGTTCGAATATAATGGGGTGCAGTCTGTTCCCATCCCTCCAACCCTGATCTGTCCCGGTCTTCCTGCCGTGGTTGATGGTAAATTCCGGTCCATGTATTTCAAATACAGAGCTGGAGATGGTGGTTCAAACGGATTACTAGGAATTACAGAGTTTAATAAGCAGGACAGGACATACCCCAGAACGCTCTTAAACCAGCTTACAACAAACGACTTCGCTATAGCCCATAACGCTGATCCCACTAAAACTATTCCGTTCGCTCCACTGATGGACTGGCATTTGCTAAACATCACCAATGCCCTGATGAACAAATTCGGGACAGTATATCTACACGATCCAAATAAGTTTGGAGGAGGAATCTCAAGTAATGTGAGCGTAACTAGTGAAAACTTTTTAAAGGTAACTAATGCGGCATACAGGATGGGATCGGCAGATTCATGGGTGTATCAGAAATTATCTGAACAACCAGCCTTCTATGTCGATGCTGTAGGCACAAAAAAGAATTGGAACGAATTGATATCAAATCAATACCCTAGAATGGAGTGCCTTGAAATTCAAATGGCTCTCTCTTATGCGGCAGAGAATAACATACAGCCTGATACATCGTTTACTTTTAATGGAGGTTCTTATCAGTATTCCAATGTTCCCGGCACAAAAACACTTCTTGAAGGGGAAATGAACGCCAGGTTGAGGAAGGTGGTATCCTTGGAAAATATCAATGTATTCGACGCGTCTGGAAATCCTGTTGTAGTAAAGGATATAACTATAAGCTTGCAAACTTCAGCAATCTATGGTATGGACTTAGTATCTGCCGACGTCTTCCAATACGCCGGAGCAGGGATTGAAAAGGTAGCTACGATACAAGAAGACGGGAGACATCTAACTAAAGTATTTATTTGTCTTGATCAGCCCAATTTGACGCTTAATAAGACAGTAGAAAAAACAAGTGGCGATTTTGATTTTGAATCTGCTTATGATCAAGCTGGCGCATATACGATGAGTAATAACGGATATTTCACCGATCTGATACGAGGAACCAGAGTCGGCACAACCAAAAAAGGAGGATTATCCGATAATACTTGCTATATGGATACAGGAAATGGTATAGGCGTTTCTCCTATTGGTAAGAAGGTTCGCATAGGTCATCGCGTGCGTGGTTACGGCTATTGGGGCGTCTGCTCCGCTCGCTATTTGAATGCGAATTATCCGCTTTCGCTTACGAATGCGATCTGCGCTGGCGGCTTTCAAGTTCGTTTACCAGAAGGGACGTCAAGTGCAACGGCGCAAAACGCTAGTGGCGAAAGCGCAGCCGTGAGTGAGTGAAACGAACATGCGAGGGAGGCTCGTCCTCCCTATCTCTAAGGTTTTCCGTGTAGCGTGGTAACGGCAATTGGGGCGTCTGCTCCGCTCGCAATTTGAATGCGAATAATCCGCTTTCGAATACGAATGCGAACTACGCTGGCGGCTTACAAAAGAACTAATTTGCACGTAAAACCTCGTCAGTAGTACGAAACATAAAAGACAATCCCTATATACGAGGAGATAGGGAAATGGGCTAGTAAAAACATGAAAGTCCGTTAATAAGGCTTCCGCTTGGATAAAAGGAAGATGAAAAGAAAAGGAAACATAATGAGTCGCTTAACGCTTGAATTAATAAATCAGGCAACAGTTAATGCTTCTAAGAAGCATGCAAGTAAACAAGAAACAATAAAATTTATACAAGATAAAGAAAATGAATATAATATATACCGACAGCTCTTAAATGGGCAGCTTGCAAATGTAAGATACCGATATAAAAACATTGTATCTCCTAACGGGAAGAATAGAACCGTGGCTATCAGTAAATTTAAAGATAGAGTATCTATGCATGCTTTAATGCTTATGATGAAACCGGAATATGACAACAGATTATCTGACGATTGCTACAACTGCATCAAAGGAAGAGGGATAAATTCTAAAAAACGAAGGTATGACCCCGTACGTCAGATAAAACGAATTATAAACGTTTATCATCCATGGGGATATTTACAACTTGACATAAAAAAGTGTTATGAGCGTACCAATCCGGACATTTTGTTTTCCCGTCATGAAACGATCTGGAAAGATAAGCGATTTCTGAATATGCTGAAACAAATATCCTTTTGTGATACCGGAATGCCGATAGGAACGCCTCCGTCTCCGATCAATCAACACATCATGATGATGGGATTTGACCGATTTGTTCGCCAAGATTTAAAGATTCCTCATTATGTGAGATATGCTGACGATATCCTTCTCTTTGGAGATAAAGACAGGCTCCATGAAGCAAAATGGAGAATAATGAATTACCTCTGGTATAATTTAGGATACGAGCTAAAGAAAGACGCTCGCCCTACACCGATGAAGGTTGCTCCGGATATTTTGGGGTATGTATTTCATGCCGATCATACGGAAATAAGGAAGAGCACAAAGAAAAGAATTAAAAATGCATGGCATAAGCCTCGTTCAAGAGCTTCTTACCGAGGAATCCTCAAAGGAGCTGACGCCATAAACTTAACAGGAAAACTAAATATGAAATTATCATTCTTGACAACCAAGGAAACGATGGTCAGAAGGCGGATGGATTCTCCTTTGATAGATATATCCGAACTAGAAGGAAAATCCTTCGAGGTTCTCGACTTTGAGGTACGCGAACCTGACCGCAAGAAAGGGAAATACTGGATGCGCATGCAAGTACGTTACGCAGACATTGAAAACGAAACAGAGGTGACAAAGACCCGCCTCGTAAAAGGTTATCACCCTGCTATCTGCGAGTTCCTTAACAACATGATTCAATATATCAATAAAACGGCGGCTATTGGTCGTATGTCATTTGAGGAAGCCTGGAAGACTACATTACCTTTTGAAGACTGCGAAGTAGAGAATGACAAGGGGTGGTGCTTCAAAGGTACTCTCAAAAAGGAAGAATAGTATTAACTTAAAAACGATAACATTATGAATTACCTATTAGTGAAAAAGTCGCAGTTGGTAGAGAAAGGTATCTACATAGACGCGCAGGAATTGAGTGACGGCAGGGCAGTACTTAGTATTAACGCAATGAAAGTGATCGGAAGCGATTTGCAGGACGTCGAGATTGTCACGCAGCAGACTTTAGACGCTTTGCTGCTGGAGGAAAAAACGAGAAGTAAAACCGTAAAAAAGTAAGGAGGATATACAATGAAAAAGATAAATGGAAGTTTTCAGCTATTTGCCCTGATGAACGGTGTGAATATCCGCGCTAGAATGGGTGTCATCAACGGACCACTTCGTCAGGAATATAAGAAAGGAACAAATATCTGTAGCCCCGACTGGGAGACATCGGCAACAAAACCACTCATCTACGCTCACCTGAACCGTGACGATAATGGTTCTGTCCTGATTCCCACTACCGTAGACTTGTTTTATAACGGTGTTCAGATTGCATTTGGCGGTGACGGTTTGAGCACTACCGGAGCACTTGCCGGAGTATTCAAGAAGTCAACAAAGACGGTGAATATTGGCGGGCGTGACTATCCGAATATGATTGTCTTTGAGATCGTGAAGAATATCGTACCGGTATCCAATTACGATAATGATACAATCTTATTGTCCGGCACAACGGAAGTAAGCGGGCAATCCCTCGCCTTTGACGCTATCTCTGAAACTGTCGAAATCGTTGAGACTGTCGGTAGCTCCACTACCTTGTATCTGGACGGAGATACGGACGTCACAACATCTAGCCCCGTAGCAACGCTGAATGCTCATCCTTTGATAGATGGAGTAACCCCATCTGATTTGTCGGCATATACCCCTAAATGGAATAAGGTAGTAGGAGAAGTCTCTACGCAGGTCGCTACCGGTGTGTGGTCACTTGAAGTTCCGGCTTCCGAAATTGACGGTACGGCTACTTACCGCTGTGACCTATATCGTAAAGACGATTCTACGTTACTGGCCAGTGCTTATATCAATGTAACGGATTACACCGATCCTTACCGGGTAAATCTCTATGTAGATGGAATCACCGGCGAGCAGATCAAGGAAGGTGAAACGGCTATCTACACCGCTAAGGTGGAAAAAGACGATGGCACGGAAGACACTACGGCTCAAACTACATTCACGGTAACGGATAATTCCGGTGCTAAGATTGATTCTCTGTCCGGGGTGAAAAAGAGCATCAATGTTTCGTTTCAGGATGTAATTAATGCCGGTGGAGGAATCTCCGGTTATGTAAGCGCAACAATAATATCTTAAACTATGGCTAAGAAACTGTCTTCAAATCTATTCAAAGTGAGCATAGCCCCTGAAAATGGGGCGGATGCTACTACTTATTGGTTGGTCCCATCCGTTACTCAGGTAAAGAGAAAAGCTGACGGGTCACATTTACCGGAATATGTATCGTGCGAATGCTTTAGCAAAACGGGCGATGGGAATCCTGTCTCCGGAGGAGGTACAATCAAGTTTGTGCTGACATACAAAACAGGAAGTAATTCGGCTGAATTTGTATATGGGTCACGGATCATCGTCACTTCCGATATGGCGGCAATCTCATTCCGGTTATATGTAGGAGGTACACAGGTGGATGAGAAGACGGTTTCTGTTGTAGAGGATGGGCAGGAAGGGTTGCCGGGTCCTGCTGGCGTTCGAGGTAGATTACCATTTCCTTCAGGTGCTTTTGATCTATCAACAGTTTACACCTGTACAGATGACATAACTCCTATTGTCTACTACGAAGCAGGAAAGACATATTATACAATGCGTAAAAATGGAAACTCTGTAGGAATCGATCCCGCTGAAGATTATGCTTCAAACGGAAGCGATTCTACCTGGATTCCTTTTGAAAACTACAAAGCAATATTCACGGAGATTCTGATGGCTAACTTTGCCAAGCTTGCTAGTGCGGTTTTTTGGGGAGAAAATATGTTTTCGCAACATGGAGTTGATAGTAACGGGAACGATACTATGGCTTATGAAGGCTTTGGTACAAATGCGTTTACTCCTAATACATTAGTAGACTGGTTAACAGGAACTATTACAACAAAGAAACTAGTAGCAGATGGAGCAGAGCTTACAAATGTGAAAGGATTAACAGGAGCTTTTAAAAAGCTAGTAGCGAATGATACACAAGGGAGAGAGGCTGGATCAATTACATTTGGGCAAGAAGCATCTGGACCGGAGAGTGCTTCTTTGAATATAAAATTTAATAAAACTTGGTTTGACGGAGATTTATACCATCAGGGATATAATTATGAAGAATCTCGCTCTCACCGATTTTATACTTCTGACTTATGGTGTAGAGGACAATTCGGACATTATCGAATGACAGATCTTTCTTTTAATTCCGCTTCGACTAGTGATTTCTTTGCGCATATTTATAATTATGGAACTGACACAACTTATCACAAATATGCAGAATCTGGTCAGCCCATTGATTGTATAATCCTAAATGGGACAGGGAATTATGTATTATACGTTTGTGACTCTTCACAATTCAAAATGTTAACCATTATAAATGCTTCTGGATATCCCAAAAGGATAATGGTTACATTCCAAGACTCAGCAGTGTTCACCCTTGAACCATATAGATTTAAGATTTTCATAACAGCAGAAATCAATACTTCTAAAATAAATCCAAATCGAGCAAATAATTTACGTATGATGCAATAATGAAAATAGACTTTAGAAAAATTCAATAAACCTACATAACCTAGAATAAAAAGAATGAAACAATTAATAAACAAATATCTCGGATGGCTGAAGGATAGTAACCGTCCGAAACACATGAAAGCCGGAATGTTGGTTTTCATAGCGATGCTGGCTGTATGCTTGACGCTTGGAGTGGGATTAATTCCCTCAACTGTGATTGCTTTCGTGGCGACTGTTATTGTTGCGGTAGCAGTCGATTATAAAGATAAACTCTACGGGAATACATTCGATTGGTTGGATGTATTGGCTACTGTATTGTTGCCTGTAGTGATCACATTAGTAGTACTAATATTAAATTGTATTTTATGAAAGGATTAGATGAATTGTTTGTAGTGGCTTGGATGCTATTTGGCATCTATATAGAAGTCTTTATTATGATACTCGCTGATTTGTGGAGTGGTACTCGCAAGGCAAAACAACGTGGCGAAGTCCGTTCTAGCTACATGTATAAGAAGACAATTGATAAGATAGCCAGATACTATAATGCTTTAATCGCCTTAACTGTAATTGATGCAATGCAGATGGGCGGCGTGTGGTACCTGGATGGATACTATAGCTGGTCTATTCCTATTTTCCCGGTCGTTACATTGCTTGGTGCTTTGGGAATATCATTGGTAGAACTGAAATCCATCTATGAAAAGGCAGATGAAAAAGTAAAGGGTGACTATAAAGAAGTCGCTTTACTTGCTTCAGAGATTGCAAAACACAAGGCAGACCCTACGGAGATAGCGGCTGCTGTAGTAGAGTATATGAATAAAGGAGAAGGAAAGGAGGAGGAAAAGAAATGAAAGTATTGATTGACAACGGTCACGGTAGTAATACTCCGGGCAAGTGTTCCCCGGATGGTAGGTTAAAAGAATACGCCTATACCCGTGAAATAGCCGGGCGTGTAGTATTTGAATTGCGTAAACTGGGAGTAGATGCTGAATGTATTGTGAAAGAAGAGGTGGATGTACCATTGGCAGAACGTTGCCGGAGGGTGAACGAGTATAAGGCTTCCGAAGCAATTCTTATTTCTATTCATTGTAATGCAGCCGGTAATGGCTCAAATTGGATGCAGGCACGTGGTTGGGAAGCATGGACCAGTGTGGGACAGACAAAAGCCGATAAGCTGGCTGACTGTCTGTATGCTACTGCTGAAGAATGTTTGTTTGGGATGAAAATACGGAAGGATATGGCAGACGGTGATCCAGATAAGGAGAGTAGTTTTTATATCTTGAAGCATACGAAGTGTCCGGCTGTTTTGACGGAGAACCTTTTTCAGGATAACAAGGAAGATGTGGATTTCCTGCTGTCAGAAGAAGGTAAACGGACTATTGTCTCTCTTCATGTGAAAGGCATTTGTAAATATCTGAAAGTATGAAAATGCTAATCTATATAACCATATTCCTGATGTCGGGAATATGGTTTACTTCATGCAAGACTTCACGGAATATTGAGGCGCAAAAACAAATTGATTACTCCAGAGAGTTTCAATATCTCCGAAATGTTATTGAATCACTACGGTTGGATGTGAATAAGCAAACCAAGATTACTACTGACAAATTGAGTGATTTGAAGATTGAGAATAAAACAGTTTACTTGTCGTCTCCGGATTCAACTGGAAAGCAATATCCGATTAAAGAAAGTACTACTACTGCATCCAAGCAGGATCAGGAAAGAACAGAAGTTGATGAAACATTATCTATTGCCTTGCAACAGTTCTCTAATAGATTGGATTCATTGAGTTATAAAGTAGATGCTGTATTGAATCAAAAAGAAACGGTTCTTGAATTGTCTTGGTGGGATTTACATAAGGATAAAGTGTATATAGGTCTCATTTTCTTAATAATAATTGGCGGAATAGTATTCAAATTAAAAAAATAATAGTATATTTGTGTACAGACGTGGATGTCTGTTGTATCATCTCTCTACGGAAAAGTTGCTAATTTTCGAAAGCGAGAGATAATACGCTATTTACTCCAAAAGGAATGAGCCTCGACTAAGTGTAGTCGGGGCTTTTATTATGCAAATCAACGCACAACAACTATATATAAAATATGTACTCATAGTTTAATTTAACTTATTTATTTAATTCAAAAAATACTATTCTTGAAGATATGAGTAAGTTTGTGCAACTTTAAAACCAGATGTTATGGCAAAGAAAATTGGGTATATTGAAAAAGATGGAGTAATATTTGTATCTGTCAAAGACGTATTTGAATATTTGCGCGAAATGGAGGTTATTACCACAGAAAAGTTAGAATGGGAATATCGGTGGAATTTTGAACAGGATATCATTAAACGCATGTACACTTGTTATAGGAGTGGTAATCGAACTAATTCAGATGTTCCTTGGATAATTGATGAAGAATTTTATTGTCATTGGTTGCGATTTACGTATTCAGACTTTACGAGAGCAATAAAGGTGTTGAGAAATGAACAGGAAATAAAGAGACTGGCGATGTTAATTGACCTTCATGACTTTTCTCGCAGTAAAATGTTTGTGAAGAGAAAATTTGCACTAAAATAATGTTTGTGGGAAAGAGGTAGCCGAATAAGCTACCTCTCTATTTTACATCACCATCATTTGTATTTGTGATCGCATCTCTATATAGGGCTTGAATACTTCCGGATTATTAACATACTCAATAACCCTTTGGATAGCTGCATCCGCCTGATGCTGTTTTACTCGCACATACGAATTTATAGTTATTCCGGTCTTTATGCTGTGTCCGAGGCAGTATTCGATAACTGGGTAGGGAATGCCGATTTCGGAAGCAAATTGGGCAAAGGTTTTACGGGCGGAGTAAAATGTTAGCCCCTCCTTTATATTTAGCTCTGTCGCCAAAAGCTTTAGGCATTTGTTGATATAGCGTTGTAAATTGCCCGCTGTATATTTGTAGTCCAACTTTAGCTTTCCATTTTTCCCGATATATTTATTTATTATATTTTTCGCTTCTGGGCAGATGGTTATGCTAGTCGTTCGGTTCTTTGTCTTATGTTCTCCACTCTTTAATCGTATGTAGCTAATTATGTCTTTAGACAGGTCTATTTGAATAAGATCCGCATAATTGATCCCGCCTAAGTAAAACGAGAGAAGAAACATATCCCGCGCTAAAGATAGTTGTTTGCTCTTTGATACGTCCGTACTAATAATCTTTCTTATTCCATCCACGGTTATGTCTAGATTCCTTGGTTCCGGAATAGGTATCTTAGTGTAGGCGAATGGGTGCTTGTCACACCGTATCAGTCCTAACTTAATAGCTTCATTAACTCGAGCTTTTATGTGACTTAACCGGATTTGCCTGCCGCCATCGGAATGTCCGTGCAATTTCATCCATCTATCGAAATGTTCAACGACGGTATGATTCATAATGATCATTGGTACTTCTCCCTCTGCGGCTTCAAAGACCTTTAAGGTATCCTCCAGCATTTTTGCGTGACTAGTTTTTCCTTCTTCTTTCTTTTCCTTTATTCTCTGCCGCATAAAGTCATTGAAGGTTCGCACATCTGGAGCAATCTTGTCCTGTTGGGTAAGTATGGTTTTTAGTTGTTTTGCTGTATAACAGTCGTAGTTGTCGATATACTGGAGACGTTCTTTGTATTTTTTCAACTCATACAGCAATTGTTTGTTCATCATCGTAGCGTCGTTGCGAGCGACTACTTTTCCGTTATGCCATTGGCAGGCGTCGTCCAACCGATACTCTGTTTTGATGTATTCTTTGTCATTTTTAACAGATATTCGAATAAGAATAGGGTATTCACCTGTTTTAGTAGGTTTAGCCGATAAGATAGTTAATGATAGTGTTGCCAT